AATGAGTAGAAAGGCAAATGACATCTTGATTGAGTTTAGAAAGGTGAATCAAATAACGACCAAAAGGGGCGACCTTGGTGTGAGCGACCCCCTCTTGAACGACGGCAAGACCTCTGCCCCGTAATCCTCGCCCTTCAGGAAAACGAGAGGGCGGTTCTTGACCTACTCCCGAGTCTTTACCTGCTACTTTTGATTGAAATGCTAATGCGGATAACCTTGGCGATGCTTCCCGAGAAGATGAGGCAGAAGATGCCCGAGAAGATGAGGCAGAAGACGATGATTCACTACCTGACCTTGAACGAGGAAGTTGAGCGGGACGGGTAAATTGCTCGTAGAATTCCGCCATTCTGTCATAGTTTTGGTCGTATAGTTTCGCAACATCTTCCGCATTCATAGAATCAGATGCCCCTTCACTATTCAAACGCAACTTTCCTCGTTTATCATTTCTAAACGCATTCGGAACATCTTTATTCATAAGTGCTAATCCTGCGTTCATATATGCTTTCAAGATTTCTACTTGCTGGGTTCTTGAACCTTTTCCACCCGCTGTTCCTGCTACACCTCGTATTTCAGGATTGGGTTCAGGTAAAGACTTTACTGCTTCTGTCAAACGGGACGCTGTTTCCCCAAATGCTCCTGTGAGGTCATCTATTTTGGTTTGTAATCTTGCTATTTGTCCCGTTAATATTGCTTCCTCCCTTCTTGAAGTTGCTTCTCCTAATTGCTGTTCTAAATCTGCTATTTGTCGGCGTAAAGAAGACAACATCTCATACGCATCATTGGTTTCATCTCTTGAAAGAAGCAATTGACCCCGTAATACATTTTTATCAGCGTCTGCCTTTTCATATTCACCCGCTAACGCCTCGTTTTGTAAGGTATAGGCAAGGAGTGCCTCTGCCCGTCCAAACATTTCATCGTCCGTAGGGGTAGGTGCGGTGATGTCTAACAAGTGAATCAGTTGTTCCTCCACATACCTTTGCTCCCTTGTCAATTCCAATGCCCGTCCCGCTTTCGCTAATTGCTCGGTACTCGGGTAATTTTGAAAGGATTGACGCAATAACCTTGACACACTACCCCTCACCACAACATTCAATTCATTCAAGTCAGGTAAAACATTCATAAGAATCTCTTCCAATCGGTCTGCTTGATACCTCATTTGGTCGTAAAGTTGGTTTGATAACTCTGTTCCAATACTCCGTAAAAGGGGAAGGATTCGCCTCGTCAATGTAATTTGACCTTCCAGTTCATCTTCATCCACCCCCGAAATGTCAAGCACCGCAGGAGCAGAGGATTCCCGAGCAGTTCCCGCAAGGGCAAGGGCGGGTTTCTTCATCAATCCTTTTACATAGTCAAGGAAGACGGCACTATCTACTCCCTGCTTGTACTTCGGCACTAACTCTTTCGTAATTGCCTCTATGGATTGAGAAACAAAGCGAACCTCATCATCACTCATTTGGTTCATTGTTCGCTCCGTATTCGGTTCATCCATTAACCTCCGAAGTTCTGCTTTGACTAATACCCTTAACGAGGTAATGTCCGCCATCTTCTCTGCCGTAGAGCGATAATCCGTAATCTGTGTCGCCACTTGACCCGTACGCTGGTGGAGTTTGTTTGCTTGGTAGTTCATATCATCGTTCGCTACCATCACTGCTAAAGTGTCTAAATACGCTTTACGAAAGGTATCCGCATCACTGGGTTTGATACAAGGTTGTCCGCTCATACTATACAAGGCAGATTTTAATTTTGACCTAATGACCGACTAAATTAGATTAAATCCCCTTGTTCCTTTAACATCTCCTTGTAGTCCTCGGGTAAATCAGGTACGCCTATATCCAAGCAGGGTAAGTTCTCCACATCACACACCCTTGGGTCTAAAATATCATCGCAGATAATCGCATCAAATATCTTCTTAATGTCCGCATATGGGGTTTCCCATTTGTTAAGGATAAGTGCCTCCACCTTTTGCTGTTTGCGTTTAGATACGGCAGACAAGTTTGTCAAAGGGGATATCCCCATCTCGTCTAACACAATCATACGGAGCATCAAGGTCTTGTCCTTAAGTGCCTGAAGTTGTTCGGGGGAGTCGCATTCAATCTTCATATAATTAAGCAAGAGAATATATTTTGGGTAGAAACGCATATTTCTAAAAGAAACATTGTAAAAAGTATTTGCGAAAAATATTGATAGTTTTTTGAAAGTGTTTGGGGTTTCCAAAAAATCATCTAACAACTAACAGTTAGGTGTTAGATGATTTTCCGTTATACGAAAGACTTAGTGAAAGTTATCATTATTTTTCGCAAATTATTTTCTATCATAATCCTTTTAGATACCCTCTACTTCCTCCTCACTATCGGGGGGTGGTGGTTTCAAACGATAGTCTTTCATCTTGGCGGAGTGAGCGTTCGTATCCTTATAGACACTGCCTCGGTAGAACGAGTTCTTCTTTAAGAAATCCTCAATTGCCTCTGCCGTATATTCCTTTTGCCTCTTTTTCGGCAAGTCCATAAACTCATTGGATTTTCTTAATTGTTGAGCGATTTTCGCAAGAGTCCAGTCTTCATCACAAATGACTCCTTTCCAATTCTTGTACTCGGTACCCTCTACTCTCTTCTCAAAGAGTGCCTTGAAAATGTTGTGAATGTCATAGGAATCCTGTAGATAAGCAAGAGAGCGTTGCTTGACACTATCGGGTTTAAAGGCATCCACCACATAGTTCTTTGCCTTGACTTCCAGTAAATGCCGAACCATCAAGTTTAGCATCGCATTACAATGCTCTCGCTTCCATTTAGCATCCTTGAAAGATGGGTTCAACGGATAAATGTGATTGGTCTTTCCAGTGGTAGAGTCCCATTCCTCTTCAGTCGCACAAAACTTGCTGACAAAGAGGATATCATTGATGCGTTCAATGTCGGCATCTTTGGGTGCTTCACTAAAGGGTGGTTTATCGTTTGCTTCCAGTACCATCGTCATACACAATTTAACCCTTGTGTTGGAGGAGTAGAGCATACGACCTTGTGTGATTCCTCCACCCGTCAAGTCTTTGATGATGTTGTTATGTAAAGGTTGGTCTTTCTGCGGTTCTTTGGCGACCACATAGCGTTTCTTATCCAGTTTCGCAATTTCAGGGTTCGCTCCTGACGAGGTCTTTTTGCGTTGGTCTTCAGTGAAAATGGTAGGGGATACACTCGCAAAGTAATCACCTAATACCACTTCCAATAACTCGTTCGTTGTACCCTTGCCGTTGCGTCCATTGCCGTTAAAGACAAAGAACTTTTCAATTGCCTTACCCGATAATCCAGTAGAAATCACTTTGAACGCATAGTTTCGTAATTCAGGGTCGGGGAAGATTTGCGAGAACAAGTCCTCCAATTCTTGGTAGAAGGAGTTCTCTATGTTTTCACCAAATACAATTTCAGGGGTAAAGTCATATCCACAAGACCAAGTGATGTGGTCGTCAAAATGGTAAGGGCGGAAACATTCTTTTTCAAAGTCAATGACCCCGTTCTCGCATCCAAAGAGGTCTTCCTTGGTATCAAACTCCAAAGTATAGTTCGCCAAGAGGGATTTCGCAACACTAACGACACTTTGACAGGTTCCTGCCGTCTTTAGGAAGAAGATACGACTTGACATTCCTTCCTTTGTCTTTTTCCATAATTTGTAGTTAAAGTCTTCGTAAGTTTCGTCCTTATACACCTCGTCCCATTTCGCCATTCGTCCTTTCCAGTCCTTTTCAATGTCGTACATTATCGCCCTGCGAAGAGGGGCATCGCTCTTCTCCCAGCGTTTTCCGTTCCACCCGAACCAGTCGCCTTTGCTCCCGTCTTCCTTGCTGACCGAGTAAATGAAATGATTTGGTAAGATTTTGATGAGGGTTTCTACAATCCCACAATCCGCATTATCCAAAGCATCTTGAATGATTTTACAATCTTCCAGTAAAGACTCGTTCGGGCGTTCGCTCTGCTCCACTTGTTCTAACCATTGTGTCAAATCCTGTACTTCGTCAATCTCTTTACATACCCAAGTCAAAGGGAATCCCTGCTCTGCGGATTTTTCATTCAAGAGTTGTAGAACACCCTCTACACCACCCTCATACATATCTACATTGGATTTCAACAATTTGATGCCGTCGTACTCGTACGCACCCACTTTGGTTTGTGTCCCTTCCATATTCATCAAGTCAGTGTGGTGAATGAGATGACAGAGGATGCTCTCCACAATCCTGCTCTCATATTCTTGATTGAATAACCCGAAGAAGGACGCAAGGATGTTGGGTGTTCCTTCCTTTTTAAGACAATTTTGCCTTGCCGATTCATACATTACAGGATTCACTGCCTTTGCCCTCGTACAAATATCAGCAATTTCTCGCTGAAAGGAAACGATGAACGCATTGGGGTACTTGTCCTGTAAATGATTGTCATAACACCATCCACCGAAGGTTCCGCCAAAACATAACCGAATGAAAAGGTCTTTGATTAATGATTCACTCACTTGGTACTCTGTCGCAAGTTCTCGCTTGATACGAGAGCGGTCGGCAACATACTCTTTGAGTTGGGGGCAAAGCAACCCAATCTTATCGCAAAGGCAACTCATTATCGCTGGTTGTGCGTTGCTAATGTCAAAGTCGTAGTAGATGTCTTTAATTAAGGTGTTGCGAATGGTGCGACGGATAGAGGATAACCCGAGCGACTTTTCAGGAAAGGAGCGACCGAATTGATGCTTTGGTTTTTTGTATTTGACAGGAATCCCCAGTCCTGCTACATACTTCTTCTTGTATGCTTTCAATTGTTCTAACTCATTGGAAAAGGGGCAATTCGGGTATCCCTCTTTCCACCCTTCCGCCCAGTTCAAAAGGAGCAGGTTGGAGGCGAGTAGTGCGTTCAAGCGTTGTATGGGGAAGACCTCCATCAAGGTCATTCCATCAAGAACAGAAGAGCGACGATTCAAAACAAGTGGGTTCATTCTATACTATTCCTATAGATATTTTTTTAAATCAATTTTTTTATATATATTTCTAAAATGAAACTTTTCATTACGAATTTGCGAAAAATAATGAAACTTTTTGTCAAGTCTTTCGTATAGCGGAAAATCATCTAACACCTAACTGTTAGTTGTTAGATGATTTTTGCCGACCCTCAAACACTTTCAAAAAAGTATCAATATTTTTCGCAAATTATTTTTTATCATAATCATTTTAGAAATGCCTAAAGGTTGCCTAACTGAATCGCCCAAGAATGGCGGAAACATAATTTGGATGGGTTTCCTTCATTTTAGACAAAATAGACAACACCTTTCCTGCCTCTAATGAATGTTCCCCAAAATAGGTCAAATCCTCGTCCGTCAAACCATACTTCTTCTTGTAGTAGTTGCCTTTGTTAATCTCAATGATTTCCCGAGCATTTTCCTCATAATAATCTCGGCGGTACTTTTCCATATCCATCGTCTTGTTCTCGCTCTTCTTCATCCTCGGCATCTTTATACCTTACCTACAGATTATTTTTTTAAATCAATTTTTTTATAAATGTTTCTAAAAATGCCCTAAATAGTGCCTACCCCGTAAAAAAATAACTTGTATATTGTATGAACTACTTTGTCATAGGTTGGATATTTGCGTTTTTACAGGAGAAGATGACAACACTTATCTTTAGGGTGAAGCGGACGCTCGGTTTAAAGGAACTGCCGTCCGCCACTCCCCCTTGTCATAAATCAATCCCTCAGGACGGGGGTCGCCTTTAATTAACCAGTTCATATATCCGCCTTGAGTATATTGCCTGTCCGTTTCTGCTTTTTGGTGTAGAAACCAGTTCAGCGGTGCGATTTTCTTCGTCTCCACAAAAGCAGGGAGTTGCGTCGTCTTGAGTCGCTTGACAAGACCCTTTGTCATCCGAATCTCAACGCACACTTTGGTAATGGTTTGATGCTCGTTCAGTTGCGTTCGCTTGACAACTCGCTGACAGATGGGGCAAGTGGTGTATTCCTTGTTCTGTGCCTTTTCCTCGGCAGATGCCCTTGCCGTCAGTACAGGTTTCCCTTCCTTGACATACTTGCGGTAGTACTTGTTCTCGTTTATTTTATCTTGTAGGTCAAGCATCTCCTTGACAAGACGGGTATGACGACCATATAAATCTTCATATGCTCGTCGCATTCCCATTGTATCGTCGCAAACCGACTTCCATTCGCCGTCCTTGATGCCCTCTACGGACATACAGACCTCAAGAAGGCGGTGGGAGAGAGCGTCAAATTGTGCCTTAGACATCGTAGATTGATGTCGGTAAGGGGTAAAAACCCAAATCAATTTTTTTGGAAATTCATTTCGCCAAAGCAGGTTTTTACCCTCAAAATGATGCCTTTGAGAAAATAGCAAATCAGCGTCAAAGTCCTCAAACAATATTGTGTGCGATTTAGGTCAAAGTAGCATACACTAAAAAAGTGTATTTTGACTTGTATTTTTTGTAGAGGCATTTAGATGTCCTTGCGACAGGTCGGGCATTTCTTCTTGTCGTTGCTGACAGGCAGTCGCCCGTAGCAGTCCTTACAGAGGATGTGTCCGCACCAAGTGATGTGTATCGTTTCCTTGCTGACGAGTTCAAGGCAACAGGGGCAAGTGTGTTCCTTGTTGAGTGCCTCCGCCATCTCCATAAACTCGGCAGTGATGTGAGGCGGAAGGGTCGGGGGTCGTTGGAGCAACCCGTTGCGACGAGGGATGCCCGATGCCTCAAGCATTGAGACGACACCCCGAGTGCTGTTCGCTGACTCACCCCTTGCCTCGTAAAACTTCGCCCAAGCGAACGAGGTCTTCTTCTTCTGCTGGGTCATCTGTGCGTTGGTGAAAGTCGCCATCTGTGTGTTGGTATGATGATGGGTCAGGTAAAAACCTGAATCAATTTTTTTGGAAATGATTTCGGTTTGACAGGTTTTTACCCCCAAAATGACACTTTTGTGAAAATAGCAAAATCTGTCTCAAACGCACAAGTCCTTAACAATAATGTGTGCTATTTTGACCTAAATAGAGGACGGGGTTATTACAGGACTTGTGCGTTTGGGAAATTTCCGTAATTTTCTGTTAGTGAAGGTTTTACCCTCAAAAATGACACTTTCGCAAATGAATTTCCAAAAAAATTGATTCAGGGTTTTACCTCTACCCTACATCATACTACGATGGCGAAGATGAACTCTGAACTCGCTAACCAACTTGCCGAGACACAGATGATGATGAACGAGGATTTCCGTCTGCCTCTTCCAAGCACTGACCTCACCACTGACATCACCACCGCCGTTGCCGAGACGCAGATGGTGAGCGACCCTGTCGTACGGGTAGCGATGCCCGACCATATGCTCCCTCGTTTCAAGTGCGTCCTCTGTAAGAAGAACAGCGTTGGGTTCGGCAACAACCCCGCACCCGTCAAGAACAAGGGTCAGTGTTGCGACAATTGTAATATGAGGAAGGTAATCCCCGCTCGGTTCGCATCGTTCTCTCACTACTGCTAAACCCGCTACAAAAAATACAAGTCCTATACATTTTTTATACCCTGTGTCTAATTTTGACCTAAATAGAGGACGGGATTATTACAGGACTTGGTCGTTTGGGAAATTTCCGTAATTTTCTGTTAGTGAAGGTTTTACCCCTCAAAATGACACTTTTCGTAATGAATTAGAAAAAAATTGATTCAGGTTTTTACCTCTACCCTACATCATTCAGACACACAAATGGATTACACACTCAATAACACAGGCAACGAACGCTTCACTTGGACGCTTCAATGTAGCGGACGGGTTCTTGGGAGCAAGAGCAGTGCGGGTGTGGATACCTTGCTACGCCTACACAAGAAAAAATGTAAGATATGCTATAATATACACTATACCTGCGTTGATGAAAGTCATATGCGACCCCTCAATGTAAAGGGGGCGGGTAGTCTCCAACAGGACAAGAAGAGGTATGAGGAATTGACCCAAAAACTCGGAGAATTTCTCTAAACATCTCCAAAAAATACAAGTCCAATACATTTTTTTTGCCTGTGTCTAATTTTGACCTAAATAGAGGACAAGGGAACTTGCGAAAAATATGGATACTTTTTGGAAAGTGGTTGGGGGTCGCCAAAAAACATCTAACATCTAACTGTTAGTTGTTAGATGATTTTTCCGTTATGCGAAAGACTTAGTAAAAGTTATCAATATTTTTCGCAAACTATTTTTATCATAATCCTTTTAGAAATTGACCTCAAAATGACACATTCCCGAATGAATTAGAAAAAAATTGATTCAGGTATTTACCCCTTACCCAACCATACTTTGACAGATGGCGACTATCCAGTCCGTAATCAATGACTTGGAAGCACTCCTTGCCTCACTGAAACTTAAATTGAACGATGAAATGGGTATCGCTGTACCCGTCGCTGAACCTGTAGAGGTCGTTGTCTATGCTACACCCATAGAAGACTTGCCTATCGTCAAGAAAGAAGTGAATTGGTTGGACTTACCTGACGACATTCTTACCTACATCGGCAAGTTCTTTGATGTTAAAAAGATGGAGGCACAGGAGCGATTTGACCGCTTTGTTGTCATCATTAATACGAAGAGGGTTGCTGATGCTGAGACAAGGTGGAAAAAGTATGGAAAACCAACAAAAAAAGGAATTACCTTTAACGAACAAGGACAAAATGAGTTCGGTCAAAAAACTTTATCTCTAACAAAAGAGTATCCTCTTTGGTATTACAGGCATTTTAATTGTAATTACACATACAAATTGAAGAAGATGAAAGAGCGATACGAGAAAAAGTATTGGATACATCAAACCGCATTTAAGACTCTCGGCGACGACTACGGCGAAAACTACGGCAATGAGGAGTGGAAGTTTGCTGAGGAATACCCCGAAGGTATTGATTTTGAGAGGCGTTTTCCCAAAGCACAGGGAAATGATGGGTATGCTACTCGTTGCTTTGCCCCTTTGAATCTTGTAGAGGGTATGTATATGTATGGTGATTCCAAATACAAGTATCACTATTGAGGAGCGACCCCACTAATAAATTATAGGAGGATACTATGTTTCAATTACCGCAGGAACTACAAAACCTTATATGGGAGTACGATGGACGATGGCGATATATTTTTTCGCATTCCCTTCTTATCATTAAGTCTGCCGAACCACTGACGAGCATTTGGGAAAACGAGTACGCCATTTACGGCAACCCCGAATGGCGACGGGAGTTCCTTTTGAGAGCGAAGGCATACACTTATCCCCGACCCCTTGGTTATACTATTACTTGTTGCTTGGGAATCTTTCGGGTCTATACACATCAAGATTTGAAGTATATAGACGGCAACGCTTACCTTGCTGTCAAGCGAGAGAAAAAACTGCTTCCTGCTTATACCCTGTGTAAGTGTCAAGCAAGAAGGCATATGATGCGTAAGATAGTTAAATTAGAGCAAAAGAGAGCAAAACTACTCTCTAAAATCATCAGGGTTAAGGACTTCTAAAAACCCTTTACGGAATTTTTGATACCTATCGGGTTGGTCGCAATCTACAAGGAGCGGTACGAACTTGGTGTCCGTTGCGTAATTATACATATTCAAAAGTTGGTCGGTATCCAGTTGCCCTCCAATCTCCCCCATTAACATTTTGAGTTCCCTTTTCCCTGCTCCCAGTTTGAGAATGACAATGTACGACGAGTTTCTCCGTATCATCGTTGGGATATGGTAATAGGATTGGGATATGAAGATGATGCTTACATTGAACTTACGGCACCGAATGAAATAGTTTTCTACGGGGGACAGGTCTTTACTCAACACCAAGTCATCGCAAACAACAAGGTGGTTGTCATCTTTGTCAAACTTGTCTAAAGGAGGCAAGTTGCTTAACCCTTCTTTGATAACGACCGACTCGCTCTTGAGTTTAAGGTAATCGTAAAGGGGTTCTTTCGCAACTTTAGTCAAAATCGTAATCGTAGCAAAAGTACCTTGTCCTGAACTAAACTTTTGAATCAGGTTCAAGAGGAAGTTGGTCTTGCCTGAACCCGAAGGAGCGACGATACACATACGGAAAGGCAGATTGATTTTATGGTCGTTAAAGTTCGGGTTATGTGCTTTAGGCAAGAGTTCCTTCGGCATTTTCTCATAGAAGTTAATCATACGATAGGCAGAGAAAATTTAATTCTCCGCTTAACTTATGAGTATCGTCGCACCCCCTTTATGTGATGTCGCCACCTTTAACCCTTCTTGCTTTGACATTGATACAACAACTACCATTGGAGGTGGTGTCAATATCC